GGCAGCCTCGCGGAGTGCCGAGCGGCGGCGCTTCAGCGAACGAGTAGCTGATCTCCTGCACGTAGCCGCACTCGTCACACTCGAACTCGTAAGTCGGCATCACACCCTCCGGGTGGCCGTGGGGCACTTCCTTCAACCGCTCTTGCTGACGACCGGCTTCTCCGTCTTGAAGCCGCACCGCGCACAGGTGAGTCGAAGGAACTTCGGCTCCCTGTGCGCGATGAGCGTTGCTTGCCTGCACTTGGGGCAGGTCCGTCCCATGGGCTAGGTCTGCGTGATGTCCTGCGGGCCGCAGCCCGGCACGCCTTCGCAGAGCCCTTCGATGAGGCCGATGGCGTTGGGAGCCAAGACCTCGAGGGTTCCCTCCCACTCGATCATGCCCTTGCTCGAGGAGCCGAGCTTCGCGAGCTCGACGGCGAGCACGGGCCGCAGGACCGCGATGCGGACCTTGTCCGACTCGGCGACCGCGATGGACGTCTGCGGCTGGTAGCGGTGCAGCAGCAGGCGCTGGGTGCCGAAGTCGGTCTGGACGTAGTCGACAGAGCCGATGACGGTCTTGTCGTTGACGTCGATGTTGTAGCGAACGTTGCTGTTCGGGTTCAGCACGAAGTTGCTGAAGGCCCGCTTCTGCTTGGAGTTCATCCACATGGTGTCGGGCATGGCGCCCTTCTCCCACATGCGCTCCAGGTGCGCGGCAACGATGCACTCGTCGAGGCAGTCGTCTGGCGAGCTGCCTCCCACGGTCGTGACGGTTCCCCGCTCGAGCTCCTCGAGATCCAAGGTCGTCTGGCAGGTCGGATCCGTCGCCATGGCGTAGGCGCGGAAGCCGTCCATCTTGCGCGGCGTCACGCCGGCGCTGTTGCCCTGCGTGAACTGGAGCTGCCGCTCGCTGTGCCAGATCGCGAACTCGATCCACCGCGCCAGCTCCATCGCAGCCTTGCGAAGCTGGTAGGCGTATTCGTCGCGAACTCCGGCGGTCAGGATGTCTCTCTGCGTGTCCGAGACATCGAACGTGTTGCGGATGATGTGCGTGAGGTTGCACAGTCGCTTCCGCGGCACGAGAGGATCGAACGTCGCGTCCGAGCCTTCGGCCTGAGCCCGCACGTCGGCGTTTCCGTTGGCCGGATCGCCAAAGCTCGCGAGCGAGTCGACGAGCCAGTCGTGCTGGATGTTCTTCGCCGGGACCTTCTCGAACTCCGAGAGCCCGAGCGTGTCCATCGGCGAGATGTTGGTGATGACGTCGATGAGGTCTTCGCGGTTACCTCCACCGACGTCGAAGGAGTTGAGGACTCCTGTCGATGCTACGAAAGGCAAATCTGTCTCCGTTGAAGGGGTGAACCCTCCAGCGGTCAGACCATGCCGAGTCGCCGAGCCAGGTGATCCGCGGTGAGCCGTCGATGCTTGGCCCTGTCGGCAGGGTTCCTCGACCGCGCCAGCTCGTGCAGAGCACGAGCGTCGTTGCGGAGGTTCTCTTCCGGGTCAGGGGGCTTCGGCGGCCCGCCCATCGTTTCCAGCGCTCTCGATCCGGGTCCGGTGACTGCTGAAGGGACCGGAGTCGGCCTCTGTCGCATCACCAGCTCTTCGTCGGTCGCAACAGCCCTGAATGCTTGCTCGACGGTGCAGGCCCGGTTCTGCTCGAGAAAGCTCTCGATCAGGTCGCCGTGAACCTGCACGTCGAACATGGGGTAGCGCCCCGCCAGGTCTCGCATGTCTCGATGCCGCCTGTCGAGCGCGCTGTCCCGCAAGTGAGGAACGACAACGTCGAGGACTTCCTTCTTCGTCCGATCGGCGATCTCGAGCATGCGCGCCTCCGACAGAATGCGGTCGCGTTCGTCGGGGTCGAGCTGCTCCAGGTGCTGCCGAAGGAACTCGTTGTGCTTCGATTCGAGCGCTTGAAGGCGCGCGCCCATGGACTCCCGCTCGGTGCGAAGAGTGCCCTCCAGCTCTGCGGCGCGCTTCCGCTCGTCCCTCAGTTGAGTCGTCAGCTCTCGGAATCTGTCTTGGACCGATTGTGGTGCTGGCTCTTGCCCTTGAAGCTCTTGAGGCTGCTGCCCTTGCGGTGGCACCGGAACCGGTTCCGTCATGATGTCCTGCGCCCTCGTCGGGCGAGGCTGAGAGGCGGCGGCTTGCGCGGCGGCTCGATCGAGCTCCATGCGCGCGTAGCTCCCCTCGGGCGGAAGCGGTTGCGGTAGTCTGCCATCGGGTCCGACTTGGACCTGGGTTCCTGGCAGCCCCATCTGCTGCTTCAGTTGCAATGCGGCAGAATCTGCTCTCCGGTTGAACTCTTGACTGTCTTGCGGTTGCTGCTGCTGAGGCATTTCCCTCATCGGCCGGCGGTGAACCCGGCCCCTCCACCCATGCGGTGACGAACCCGCTTGCGTCTGGCGCGGGGATTGGTGAAGGGCATCCCGTCAGCCCGCGAAGGAATGGCGCGTCTCTTCCACGTGCATTCCCACACTAGGTCCACTCTCCTGTTGAGCTCTTCGATCTCGCCGCGCTTCATGTAGACGGGTCGGCCCCCGATGGTCTCGCCAACGAGGACTTCTTCATCTACTTCGGCAGCTTGACCGTGTGCGTCCACCACTTCGTTTGCTCCGGCGAGGAGCCGTTACAGATCGACTGGTAGTCCACGACTAGCCAGGCCCCGATCCGTGCAGGACGTTGCCGCCCCAGCCGGAGCCAGCGTCCTTGTAGTGGTAGTTGGGACCGTCCGCGGCGTTCGCCGGGGACCTCGTCTTGCTCGCCACCGATGCCTCGGTGGCGGCCAGACCCGACTCACGGCGGATCGCCTTCACCATGTCGCCCGTGTGCGGGCTCGCGCCGCCCATCTGCTCGTTGTTGCTCATGATCTCCAGAGTCCTCCGGAAGGGTCGATTCTTTCTTCCTCGCCAACCTTGACGGTGGAGAGGCGCCATTGATTCTTAGCCTCTTCCAGCTCTCGCGCAAGATGCTCCTTCTGCTCCCTGGCAGACGTGAGCAGGCGGAGCTGCTCGTCAAGCGCCGCGGCGCGCTGGAGCGCCTCCGTGTCGTTCTTGTCCATCGCCGAGCGCAGGTAGCCGTCACGCAGCTTTTCGACGGCGCCTCGGTAGTTCTGCATCGGTCCCGAGTTGGAGAGCTGCTCGACGGCTTCGCAGATCGCGATCTTGGTCTCGATCTCGCGGATAAGCGTCCGCATCTCGGCCAGAAGGGCATTCTCCTCCTGGCGATACGCGGACAGGACTCTTCCCTGCTGCGTCACGAAGCCCCCTGGTTCGGAGAGTTGAAGCCGGCCTCGCTCTTGACCGCGTTGCTCTCGTTCTCAGGCATGCCGGACTCGCGCCGGTGCTTCGGGGAGCCTGGCTCCTGGCCACCGCCCTCGGCGAAGCCTCTCCCACCGGACTCTCCGCCCTGCCCCTGCACTGCCCGGATCTGCTCGGCCATGGCGATCGCGCGCTCGCTCTGCTCGACCTCCCGGGCAAGCCTGATGCCGTGATCGGCCGCGTGAGCCCGCATCTCGCCCGCCTTGGCCGGGTGATTCAGCTCCAGCTCGCGGAAGGTATCGCTGCCGAAGAACTCCTGGTGCATCGTGAAGTGCCGCAGGTGGTTGTCCTCGTCGCGGACCGGTGCGACCTCCAGGTGCAGCCAGAGCTCGTGCTCTTCGATCGCGCTGAAGAGACGCTTGTCCTCGGGCGGTAGCTCGAGGAGCTCGCCGACGTCGTGGAAGCCGAAGCTGTCCTGCATGATCTTGGCGATCAGATTCACGACCTTGATCGACTGGCGACCCGTCATCTGGTTGACGGCCGGAGCTCGGTCGAGCAGGTTGATGAGCTGCTGCGTCATCACTCGCTGAGTCGACAGCCGAGGCCCCGCCAGCGTGACCACGAGGAACCGCCCGACGAGATCCTCGGGCGTGATCGTGAAGCGGTCCCGGAAGCGTAGGCCGCTGGGTCCCACGAGGCGGATAGCCTTCGGCTTGTCGATGAACTGCTGGTTGTTCCAGGTCATCTGCTCGAGCATCGGCTCGGTGATCTCGCCGTCCCAGGTGATGATCCCGCCGAGCAAGCGCAGGTTGCTCTCGTTGACGTCGGACTGCACTGCGGTCGCCGTCGCGCCGCTCTTCTGGCTGCTCTGACCGAGATTCGGCTCGGTGATTCCTGTCGTCTCTCGACACTCGTTCGTGAGGAAGTTGAGCGACTGAATCAAGACGTCCGACGTCTTCGGCATGAACAACGGCTTCACAGCGTCAGCGCTGCGCGCCCGGATGATCGTTCCAGGTCCGGCACGCCACTGCCCGTCCGGGATGTTGGCGCTGTCCTCGGC